CATAAAACCGACGATCGCTAGTATCAGTGGTCTCATAAGTGGGGTCTCTTATATATAATGTGGATTCCCCCGAGACCGAGGGGTCACACTCAATGGCATGGATCAAACTGAGAGAAGGCTTTGTTGACACTGCAAACTCTGAATTTTCCATTTCTATTTTGTTATTAAATGCGCGGTCTACTGCGTTGTAGTTAGTGGCCATAATAACCGTGCCTAATGGCCCTGCAGCGGCATAGTCACTAGTCATTGACTTGTAAACTAGGACCATACCATGGATTTTGTACTGGGAATACTGCTTAGCAAACCTCGACCCCCATGGGAACAACGCCGAATTGCCGGGATTGATAGCAAACTCCTTGTTAACAAACGACCCAGGGAGTGCTGGAGCTACCAAATCGGAAATAAACTCACGATGGCACACTCTAACACTGTGTTCATTCTTCACAAACTGTGGCACCATATCTGCTGACGTGGACACCTTAGATAGTGAATTGGATTTAACCGAATAATCACCGTACCCACTAATCGCCGACAACCCAGCTCCCATACTCCTTCCAATCGAAGCGCCTCTGGCCCCGCCAACGCGAGCACCCATTGCAGCTCCTCCAGCAGCAAAAGTCCCCTTAGGCAACCTAGACAAAACCTTGTCCAACTTGCTTAGAAGACCTCCCTGCGGCGCACTGGCAGAGCGACTAACCTCATAATCGCCCCGGCCTTTTACTTTACGCATTGTGCCCTTCTTGCCATTCTTCTTATTTCCTGCCATTAATTAAACAAGTACGTTTCTTGATAACGTCGACTCGTATTATGTAATATACACGCTGTGGTTCACTCTCTAGTAAACCCTGAGTGGTCAGATAGTTGTTAGCCCACACCCAACGGAAATGTTGACTGGGTGGTTGCTCAAGTCGTCGGTATAATACATACTACCCAACTCCTTTTCCATTGCTATCTGCATAGATGGTATATATCCGAAGGCCTTGTAAAAACTAACCCTAGTGTCATCGCTGATCTCGCCACGATAATCACCACGGATTCGTGGTTTGGTGCTCATCCTCATGAACCCCGAATCTGAAACAATTAGTGAATTCTTAACATTGCTGTCGACTCCGTTGCGTTTGTAAAACTCATACAACGCCCCAAAAATGGGCAAATCTCCAAACAACGCCGCTCCACCAATACCAACCTGATAAGACCACTGCCTAAACCCTAACGCAGTAGACTCAGTCAGACTAAGGGCATCCTTACCCCAAGCAGCAGTGGGCTGTCGACACATAACCCACTTATCCTCTGCCTTGTCCAACAAAATTGGCTGACTTTGGCAAAACACCACCTCCTCAAACTCAAAGACTGGTGCCTCCACTTCCATTTCAAACCCATATTTCAAAAACCAATCCTCCAAATGCTGCGACCCCCAAACTCCGTTATTTAAACCACATATTTTATGCAAATCTGACTTTTCTAAAAACAACACACAATCATCGCCATTGTTCACAAGCTCACAGTCCAACCCGATGGACCGAACGTATTCACGCACCAGTGTGCACATAATAATGCAATTGCCTAATGACGTATTCATGTCACCACTAGCTCTTGTACCATCTACGCTATACTTAACTTTGTGTCCATCAACGAAGCCCATCCCTTTATTATTCAATTGCAACTTTAACAACTGTCGCAATTCAGGGCTATTGAATATGCCATTGTATATGGAATGCTCCCATTTTAAAGCATCTGCACTAACATGCTGGTCAAACCTACTGGCGTCCAACCCAACAGCAACAGGAGTAGTGAACCTATTCCACTTTTTCCTCATGGCTGCCGCAACATCTTCTACGGTCATTCCTTTCATAACCACATCATCACCATCCTCCCCCCACTCTTCGGCCAAGGCTTTATACATATCAGCCTCGATCCGCCGGGTAAACCTTCCAACAGCATAGTTATAAACCGGAGACCGCGGTTGTATAACTCGAGGGGCTGGATCCTTTTTCTTGGTAAAGTTCAATTTCTCCATCTTCACAAAGAACTTTATCAAAGCGTCCTTGTCCCTCCATCCTCGGGAGTCGTACTCACGCCCAGCAGCAGCATAGAGATTTCTTTTGTTCGCGGGACATTGGTCAATAAATTGTTGACCTGTCAGATGTTCCACCGTACCGAACTTGCAGATTCTCTCAACTAAGCGCTTACGTACTTCTCCCAATGACCTCCACACCCCCGGATCTGGCAAGGGGGTCGGAATCAAACGGTCTCCTCTCTGAACATTAAACACTCGCTCATTGAGTCCACGAATTCCGTTTGGAAGGTCGTTATTGTGTGCACCAAAATCAACTCTACTAGACACGTGTGGTGCAACAACCACGTGCCTAGGCTTGGCGGGCTTGGCTCCAACATGCGCACTGACAGCTATACCCCTAAACGGCTCACCATCAACACTAACGGGCCATACACTTGCACCAACATGGTATTGTTGGTCTTCCGTTGTTCTAGCCGCAATACGCACGAGGCACCCCTACGCCCGATGTTGGTCAACGGATGACTCCAACGCATTCCAAAACGCGTTATCATCGTCACCCAAATGGTACGCCGTGCAAACGGCCCTCAAAAACCAAGCTCGTTCGTTGCGCCTGATTTTGACCAAATTACACTCGACACCCATCTCGACCCCCTCCTTCCAAGACTTTTCCACTATCTGCTTGGCACACAAATGCAAGGCACGCCTATCCGCCTCACTCTTAGTGAAAACACCAGGAGCTGAAGCCTTAAGCTCACTCACCAACGTCTTGATCATCACGACCCTACGGTTATACCGATTGGCCGAACGATGTAAAACGTTATACTTCCTTTTCCCAAACACTCCAGCAATTTTCTGTTTGACGTACTCCAACGTTTTGACCACAGGTTTAACATCAACGTGTTCATCGTCCATCTCATCAATTGCTTGGAACTTTGCAGCCCCAACAGCCGCATCGTTCATGGTTTGTCTGGTATTAAGAAAGGGTGTGATACCCATCCAATCTTGCCAGGACCGCATTCCAACCTTATTGTGGCCGGATACTTTATCAGAGAACTGGACTTGTGCATCCCAACTTAATGTGGAATTGTTGCTGGTAGGCACACTGGGTATCATTTCCCCAGGGCCCTCATCATCAACATGCATCGCATTATCCTCTGCAAATGTTACTTGCGGTTTCTTAGCTACAACTGCTGCATTCTTTTTGGCAGACTGGCGACAGCGTTCCAGATCCTCAGCGCCCATTGGAAAACTAGGCTTGGAGCCACCTGTCAATAGGAAGCCTCCAGTGCTGGTGGACATAACTGTGTCGCCATTGTGGACGATAGACAAGCGTGCAAAATCAGCCTCCACTTTGGCTTCTTCTTTCTCAGCTTTAATGGCAGCTTGTGCGCGCGTTGTGGCCCAACGTTCTTCCTGCACTAATTGCCGGTAGATTCTAGCTTCCACAACCTTACGTTCGCGCTCATACTCGTCTTTCGCTTTTTGGTAGGCTGACGCTTTCTCATCAGCCCGGGACTGAACATAACAGTGATCATAATCACGATACGAAGCAGTCCAGGGATCATCATCTTCAATTTGCCTGACCCAGGCCTCCTGATAAAGAGCGCTATCGGGGTCGTTTTTGCTATGCCATTCGTCCATTTTGACACGCAATTTTTGGATGATCTCTCCCTCTTTTTCTCCTACACCGGAGGTTGGTGACCTAGCCGTAGCAATAGGTGGCACCACCGGCTGAATAATTTGTGTGTGCAAACTTTTATTTGATGGGGAAATAGCGTTGTCTATTTTGGGTTTGTCTTGTCCCCCCATTAATTTATCATTATCACCACACTCAGCCAGACTCTTGGAACAACGTATTCCGTTGCTTTCAGCCAATGCATTAAGGTCCATAAGAGCTCTATCAAGCGCCTGGTTAGTGGCGTCGACGTTCATTGAC